CAGTGCGTCAATGCCAGGGCCGCTATCGCGTCCTTGGCATCGCCCCTTTTCTGCCGCCCAAGCGAGCCGACCCCCCAATGTGAACCGCCACGCAGCACCCGCAATCAGGGTGAAAATTAGTCAAAACTTTCTGCATTAATTCACATGATTCACACAATTAACATTGTAGTTACTGCATTAATGCACTAAGATAAATCATAGAAACGAGGTAACGATGATCGAATTTTTAATAGCAATCAGCTTCATCTTGGGAGTGTTCGGCTTCTCATTATTAGTTATTCATTTCCTCACTCATCAGATAGATCGGCTAGCAAAATATGTCGCAACTAAACTGTAAGTATTGCCACAACAAACATGATGGCTGGGTTCGTGTACCCGATGGCTATGGCTGTGTTGAATGGACGCACTGCGTCTGCATGGAAACTGATCCTGTCGATCATGGTCAATGGATGAAAGATTACGCGCCAGATTGGCAGCAAGGAACTTTGAAATGACTGAAACAAATTGGGAAGTAGAAGTCGAAGGCACAACAGTTCGCAAGATTATTGTGTCAGCCAACTCAGATTATGAAGCACGCATAAAAGCCCAGATAGATATGCAGGGTTTGATTGGTGCTGAAAGTACCAAAGTTTTATCAAGCGAACATCTTCCAGAACATGATGGTCAGCCAACATGGGAACAAGAATGGCAAGACTTTGGTGAAGTCTATGACGATGAACCTACATACATATAAGGAGCAAAATAATATGTCGGATTTGTTTGAAGATATACATCTTGATTTTATCTCAGATGTTCTCGCACCAATGTCAGATCACCCATCTCATATCGTGGAGATGGCTAATAAAATCTGCGATGCAAACCCCAGCATGAACCGTGAAAAATTCTTGGCTCGTGCTGTGTCTGCATGGGAGGGAGCCAAGCTTGATCAGATGCAAGCCGAGGCTGATGACAACAAGTCAATGTGTGAAACCAACAAAGCGTGGAGTGCAATGTAATGACAAAGTATGATGACGTAACCAAGCAGATTGCTAATCAATTAAAGGCAGGCACTAAGCCTTGGATCAAACCTTTCAATGGCGGCAGCTTCTTGCCACTCCGATCGACAGGCCAACGATACAAAGGTATCAACATACTATTGTTGTGGCTGCAAGATCGTAACTCTCCCACTTGGATGACATATCGTCAAGCAGCTGCATTGGGTGGACAGGTACGCAAAGGTGAGAAAGGAACTACCATTTGCTATACCGCACCAGCCCAGAAGAAAGACAGTGACGAAACCTATCAGGTTATGAAGTGGTACTCAGTATTCAATGTCGATCAGATCGATAGCTTGCCTGATATGTACTACCCCAAGATGATTGGCTTTGATAACCCAGACAAACCAATAGCTGCCGTTGATGGTTTCTTTACCAACACAAAATCAACTGTGGTTGTCGGCAGTCAGCGCGGTGCATTCTATATGCCAAGCAAAGACCGCATTGAAATGCCAACCTTCTCTGACTTTAGATCAGGCGTTGATTACTACTCAACCCTAGCCCATGAGCATGTCCACTGGACAGGCCACAAGTCTAGGCTTGATAGATCGATGTCATCCAAGCGTAGAGAGTATGCCTATGAGGAACTGATAGCGGAGATAGGAGCCGCATTCCTCATGGCTCACCTTGGATTGGAGCCAACAGTTAGGCCAGATCACACAGACTATCTGGCTAACTGGCTTCAAGCTTTGAGCAATGATAGCAAGTTTATCTTTCAAGCAGCGAGCGCAGCCACCAAAGCTGTCGAGTACATGGTCGATGCACAACCACAAGCAGAACAGGAAGCAGCTTGATGAATACTAATCTTGAATTAGGACAGGCATTCAAAAATGTAACGCAAGCAATCATTAAAATTGATGCGATCTTTTATTCTCACCAACCACCAGATGACAAAACTTTGTTGGGTGAAGCGCAAAGCAAACTGCATGAAGCGCAAAGTTTAATAATAAAATATGGGAACCAAACATAATGATGGAGAAAGTTAATGCCAAAATTTGATGACGTTTTTATTGACCGCGAATGGCAGCTTGAGCAATGCATATGTATTGCAAGAGATATATGCGAAAGCAATCAGGTATCATGGATGGAAATGATAAGCCAACGAACAGCAAAAAATATTGTAAATGCCAGGCATGAATACTTTGCTAAAGCTTATGCCACAACGAAGGCTAGCCTTGTTACCATTGGTAAAGCTATAGACAAAGATCACACGACAGTAATGCATGCCCTCAAGCTGTTAAAATCTACTCAAAATTCTTAATCATTTTTACATGGCACTTGTGCAATCATGCATAAATGCAGTAGAGTGCAAGAATGTTAAGCTATTATGAACAGCTAATCTGCGCTGCCAAACAAGCAGATGTTAAATTAATACAAGCATTTAGACATGCTGGTATTCCAACGTCAACTTATTATCGTGCGGCAAATGGTACTGATTTGCATTTTAATACAGCGCAAAAAGTTTTGCAGATAATAAATAATCGTGAGGTTGTTAAAGAAATCTAATGCGCGATGCATTTACGCATTACTCTGCTCCTAAAAATATAAGCCCTCGCTGGTCACAAGTTGTTGAGGGATTGGTTAGTGTTCGCCACAAGAAAGGCTGGTCACAAGAAGAACTGGCTGATCGCATCGGCTGCACTTCTTCACTCGTACATAAATGGGAGCAGTATAAACGTGTGCCTTCCAACTTCCTTTTAATCTGTTGGATAGATGCACTTGGCGCGCAAGTCGAAATCAAAACCAAATAAAACAGGCCACTCAAAAAAATGTCAGGGCTGCGGTGACATCACACCTTGGTATGTAATCTATGGGCATGGGGTATTGGTCTGCGTCTCATGCCATGAGGAACAACGATGGCAACATCTCAGCGCAATAAAGGAAACTACCACGAAAAATGGTGGGTCGAATGGCTATCGCAATTCGGTGCGGAAGCGAAACGCCAACCGCTGTCTGGACAGTTGGGAGGCGAGTTTGGTGGAGACATCCAGATCAAAACCAAAGCCGGAGTTCTGATTGCGGAATCTAAATATCAAGCAACAGGACGAGGCTTTAGTTTCCTGACCAAAACACACAAGGAACAGGAAGCAGACATCTATCTGCTCAAGCAGAAGAGTGGGCCGAACTTTATATGTATTGAAGCCAGCAATCCTTTAGCTGGTAAAATAATCGGGTGGCTTACAAGGAGCAAGTAAACCACCCGATTTTTGGAGTGTTGTGTTATATCCATACTGCATTAACGCTTGGCATTATGTCAAGCATGTTGTATTCTACTGCAACAATGCACCATTATAAAAACACAGCAGATTATATTACCCGCGTCTTACTAGGTAAGCCAGAAGGTTATCCAGTATGGCTGCGCTTTGAAGATTGCCAGTTAATCAATCGAATGCTGGCTGATGCTGCGACAAGCAGCAATGACCCCGCCATTCATAAATTATATGCGCGGTTCAACACACAATATAAGGAGCGAACATGAACGATTTGTTTGATCGTATGGGAATTGATCAGCCCCCAATACCTAAGCATTTATATAGAGCCAATGATCCTATCACCAGCATTGAAGCAGCCGAAAGCTTTGAGCCTACCAAGGTGCAAAAGATGGTTCTTGATGCAATCAAAGAATTACAGCCATGTATCTATATTGATGTGCTTGATTATTGCGAGAATAAATATGGTCGCATGTCTTCATCAACAATTAGTTCTCGCTTCAATGAGTTGGAAAAGAAAGGCTTGATTGAGTTCACTGGCGAGAAGTTGCCAGGTCGCAGCGGTAGACAACAGCGAGTAATGATAGCAACCAATGTTTAGTATGATGGCTGACGCTATGCGTCTCGACATCGATGATGCCCTCGCCAAATGGCTGCTCGTTACCTTATGTGATTATGCCAATGAGCAAGGCGAATGCTGGCCTAGCACATTTACCCTTGCCAAACGTACTGGCATGGGCAGGTCAACAGTAGCCAAGAAACTAAACACACTTGTTGATGCTGGCTATATCACAAGGATGCCTACCGCATTCACATCGACAACCTATCGTGTCTCTCTCGTAGACACCAGTGTCTCTGACGTAGACACGACTGTCTCTGAGGTGGGCAGTAACCTATCAGTAACCAATCATAAACCAAGAAAGAAGAAGACATTGATACCTGATGATTGGGTTGCATCACCAGAACTGCGAGCAGAAATAGATGCAATAAAAAATATAGAGGAGCTAGACCATGACTTTGAGGAAGTTTGCTTTCGAGAGTATTGGCAAGCCAACGGCTCGACAAGAGTTAGTTGGGACAGGCAATACAAATGGTTCTTTAATAAGTACCGACGCAAAACCGCAACGCTTAGACATCTTAACCGAGGGAGCCAAGCGGCAGCTAGAGGTGGGCGATCCCAACCTAGTGACAACCAAAGTACGCGCATGCGTAAGTTCGGTTCTATCCAGATCGTATGATGAGAAGTTTAATTCAGACTTTAGTGTCATCACATACGACATCAAATGCACAGACGTAGCCAAGTTAAAGCAGGCTATATCTATTGTTGATAAGTCTATGCATAGCTTACCATTCAAAGAAATAGCAGAGCGTGTCAAAGCTATTGCGCCTGTCGTTACGCTGGGTGCATCATTCGATCCTGATATGTTGCATGGTAAATGCATTGCGATAGCTGAAGAACTACAACAGTATCCGGCTGACATCATCATCTACAGCATCGATGCGGTGAAGAAGAAAGCTAAGTTCTTCCCATCCTTTGCCGAGTTCGCCGAGGTGTGTGAACCTATGGTTCATCCCCGCCGATCTTTGTTAAACAAACTGCATAAATGCATTGCTTTGTGTCAGTAGTAGTGCAATAGTGCAGTATAAATAAAGGGTTTAAGCTGAAAGTGCAACGCCGTTAGGTGATTGTAATTGCAGCTAGGTCAGCGGATAGAGGATTAATATGGATACGTCCATACCTCCGCTGGCTGCATTTATATTGGTGTGTGAGTAAGTCTGAAGAAGAACAAAAGCACATCATAGGTAGCGGGCAATGGTTGCGATTGGAGCGATAGTTCCCCGCTACCGACAATTTTAAGGAGTGATTATGAATAGACGAGGCTTTATCGGAGGCTCAGACCTCTACAGTATTTTGCGTGGTGATTGGTATGATCTTTGGCTTGTGAAGACAGGTCAGAAAGAAGCAGACAATCTTGACCACATCTTTAAAGTGCAGCTTGGTACATACACAGAGCAGTTTAATCTTGATTGGCTGTCCAAAGATACTGGCTTGGCTATGCCTCTCGCATCTGAAGACATGGAATCCGTCATCAATATTCTTGGTGGTGTACCATTCAAAGGGCAGGCTGATGCTATTGCTGAGGATGAACAAGGCGTTCAATACCTTGTAGAGTGCAAGCACACATCTAGTAACCGCAGCATGAACGATATGCTTGAGGCTTACATGCCGCAGGTACAGCTATATATGAAGCTGTTTAATCTTAAGAAAGCATATCTCTCTGTAATCTTTGGTAACACACATGACTATTGTGTAGTTGATTACAACGAAGAATACATCAGTGCTGTGGTAGAGCGCGTTAAAGATTTTTGGCAGCATGTTGAGCAGCTTACTGAGCCGCCACAAGATCCAGCGCAGTACAAGATTGACTGGTCTGCTATCGACATCAACGGCCTCAAGCTGCGCGATGCCAGTAAAGACAATCACTTTACATCATTAGCCGCTGACTTTGTACAGACA